ATTGCAAGAGCACCTAATGCACCTCTTGCAAGCATTCCACCCTTACCAGCACCAAGTGCTTTGTTTGCCAATCCACCCATAACTCTTCCAGCACCAGCTTTTTCTTTTTGTGCTGCAAAAGCTCTATTTTCAATTCCCTTTTTATCAAATTTTCCGTCTAAACTTCCACCACTAATTCCATACCCAACACCAGTTCTAAGAGCTTTTGCTTTTCCACTAATTCCCATTCCTCCACCACTAATTCCACGAACCTGCATAATAGTGGTTAATACAGAAAGAGCAGTCATTGCTGTCATTATTGTATTTGTAAATTTAGATAATGCTTCATTAGTTCCAGTAATTGCAGGAAGCATAAATGCTCCAGTCATTGCTAGACCACCAATTGCACCTGCTTTGTGACCCATTGCAGCTTTTCTTTGAGCCTTAATATCGGTTCCATCATTTATACCATTTTCAGCAAGCTCAACAAATTTTCTATCTGCTACTGTTTCTGTGCTATCTATTACTACACTTCTTCCACCACGCTGATGCTTTCCTACAGACTTTTTAGTAGCAGGTCTTCCAGTTTTTGCGTCTACTGCTTTTGGTGAAGATGGGCTTTTACCCTTTGCAGTTCCTGTAAACGCTTCATCATATCTTGGATCGTTCTTTCCAACAATTCCCTTTTTTGGAGAATATACTGGCTCAGTGCCATTTAATGCATTTGTTGCTCTGATCCAGTCTAAAGTTTTTGTTCCAGACAAAGAGCCATTAGACTCTAAAATTGCTAATGCTGATAAGAATCTTTCTCTTCCCTTTCCTGATGTTGGATGATTTCCAGAAAGAATTGATTTAATTTGACCAGGTGTTGCTCCAGCCTCTCTCAATGCAGATTCAAAAGCTGAAGTATTTGGTCCACCTCTTGTAAGGTATTCAAAAGCTAGGTTTTCTGCTTGTGGCATCCAGGAAAGATTTTTAGGTCTCCAAACCTTGTACTCTTCTCCATCTTTTCCAATTATTGTTTCTTTTGATAAATGAGCAGCTTCAACTCTAGAAAGTTTTTCAATTTCAGAATCGCTAAATCCTTTTGCTTGCAATCTTTCTCTGATTGCTGTTTCCATTGAGTTTATTTGTTTTTGTTGCTCAGCTCTAATCTTTGCAATTTCAGATGGTCTGCCAGTTCCAGTTAAAGATCTTCCTGGTCTTCTTGTAAGTCTTCCTTCTCTATTTGCTAATTTTGGAAGTTTTTTACCAAGATCTGATAATAGATCGTCTGTAATAACATCTCTTCTGCCTAATCCAGTTCCTGTTTTTAATTTTTCTGTTAAGGCTTGTACGACAATCTTTGCATCATCTTTATTGTCAATACGGCTAAGTGTATTAGTTATCCAGTCATCAATTGATGCTTGGCTTCCAGGCATTACATTTGATGCAACAAGTTTTTCAAGTGCTTTATATCCAGGAACTTTTCCGCCTTCAATAAGCTTTATAAATCCACCGTTTGAATAAGCCCATGGCATTCCACCAGTTCCAACCGCATGACCTTTTTGTCTAGCTTTTTCTACAGCTTCTGCTTGCTTCTTTGCAAGTGCTGCAGCGGTTGGAGACTTAGCAATAGTAGGGCTTAATCCAGTATGATGTGCATGAAGTGATTTCCAATCAATATTTCTTGCCTCTTCTAAGTCAGTGACAATTCTTTCATACATCTTTCTTTCTTGTGGAGTAAGATCTGGTAAATTATCAATTGCACCTCTTGTTCTTCCCATAGCATCATCAATTTTTGCCATAAACATATCTTCATATTGTTGTGGAGACATTGATCTTGCAATATCACCAGTTGATTCAGCAAACCATTTTTTAGCTCCACCCTTTTTAGCAAGAAAATTAATTAGTGCTTGCTCTGATACTGGAACCTGATCTCCGCCAACTGTTCTTGGTTGCGATGCTCTATTTGCAACAAATGCTGCACCCACATCTGAAACTACATTTCCATGTAAGTTGTCTGGCTGAAGATCACTGTCTCTTCTGATAATAGATGCTAATGCTTGAGCAGCAAAATCTTCTGGGTCAACCTTACCGCTTGATTTAGCAAATGCTTCGTCATAAGGAGACCTTACAGCAAACATTAGTTCTCCAGTTTGAGGATGTGCAATTTTTATAACTTCTTGATCTGGAGTCTTTAATCCAAAGATATCTCTTGTTAGCTGTGCTCCTCTTGCTTCTGCAAGTGCAGAGTCTGAGTCAGTGTGACCCTTTACAACGTATCTCTTTCCATTAATTTCATAGACACCATTTACTCCTGGAATTGCGGAGCTAAATCCTCCCATACGATCAACTCTGGTGCCGATAGGTGTAACTTCCATTGAAGCAAATCTTCCAGTTCTTGCTTCTTGGTCTGAATTCTTTAAAAGACCTCTAACATTTCCAATTTTTTCTGAAAATTTTTCTGGCATACCAAGAAATAGAGGTTTGCCTCCACCACGAATAAGTCCAATTGGTCCACCGTTCTGGAATCTAGGTGCTTGTTTAAAATTAATATGTTCTAGTAATGGACCAAACTTTTCTGTAGCTTTTTTATTTACAACAAATTCTCCAGGCTCAAGAAGTGCAGGTACCTTATCTCCATTTCCACTTCCAGGAACATAAGGCTGACCTCCCATTGCAAGTTTGGCTTTCTTTCCTTTGCCTTTTGCTGCTCTACCAGGTGTTGTTCCTGGCATAAATAATTGATTACTTAATGTAACTTCTTCTCTTAAATTTGCAAGGTACGCTTCCATGGTTAGATTTAATTTGTCAAGAGATGATCTTTGATTATTATAAGCACTTGAAAGTACATCTGATGCTTTAGATGCTGCAAGTTGCGTGTCGTCTAATACTTCAAATTTTTCTGTTCTTAGTCCTGCAAGTGCAGCACCAAGTTTAGTAATAGACATTGCAGTCTTAGTTATGTATCCTACAAAGTTTGCAAATACACCAACAAGCATAATGATAGGTCCAGCAATTAAAGTAAATCCAGTGGCAACCTTTAAAAAGCTTTTAACTGGACCAGGAAGACCCTTTGAGTATTCAACTAAAGTATTAATAAGGTTTGCTGTTTTTTCAATAAAAGGTATTACGGAGTTTGTTAGTGCTTCTCCAACAGGAAGCAAGGATGCCTTAATTGCCTCCATAGATCTTTGAAAACGCATAGCAGATGATTCTGTAAGGGTTCTAATTTCAGAATTTGCAATTGTTGCAAGGTCTTGTGATGAAGCAGACATAAGTTTTAGTACTTCTACGGTTTGAGATCCAGATGCATTTAAATTGTCAAAAAGTGCAGAAATTCTTGCAAACTGATACTTACCAAAAAGCTGTTCAATAATTTGTGCCTTAGCAAACGAGTCAAGTCCAGCAAGTGCTTCTTGAAAAGCCATAATAGTTGGCATGAGCTTTCCCTTGTTTGCTTTTACAATCCCGTCAAGGTCAATTCCGTATTGTTTTGCAGTTTCTGATGCTTGTCTTGTTGGATTGATAAGGGAGGCGAGACCAGACTTAATTGCGTTTGCACCTTCAGCAGCGTTCACGCCTCCCTCTTTCATTGCCACGAGAAGGACTGCAAGATCTTTAACATCTCCACCAAGAGAATTAATAACTGGACCAACACGAGGAATTGCTTCAGTTAAATCTTGGAGTGATGCAGATGTTTGGTTTTCTACAGCGTTAAGAAAGTTAATTGACTCTGCAAGTTCTGTTGTACTCATGTTAAAAGCACCTTGAAGTGCGAGGGTTGCCTTCATTGCTTCTTGTCTGTCAACTTCACCAAGTACGGCTAGTCTGGTTGTCTGTGCAACTGAGTCAAGTAATTTTTGTCCTTCTAAACCTGTTGCAGCTAAATCTGCTGCAAGACCTGCGGTTTCTTTTGCAGCAATGCCATACTTTCCAGCAAAATCTTTTGATAGTTGCTCTACTTGAGCTCTCATTGAATTTGTTGCTTGCTGGTTTGCTGATACAAGATCTGATCCATAAACTTTAGCAAATCTTGTAAGTTCTTTATCTACTTCTCTAAATGTTTTAGATACAGTTGAGCCAAAAATTGTTAACGGAACTGTAAGACCAACAGTAAGCTGACGACCAGCCCACTGAGTATTTTTACCCCAGTTAATAAGCTGTGTTGCACCATCACTTACAAGTTTGTTAAAGATAGAGAATTGTTTTTGGCTAATAGCCATTTTTGTATTAATGTCAGAGGTATCAATTGTAAGAGGGGTTATCAACATTCCTTGCTGACGACCCTTTTGGTTTTGTCCCATTCCAACAAGTTGAGATTGTGCTCTTCTTACTTCATCTTCAGCAAGCCTTCTAGCCATACTATTCTTTTTATAGGCTTGTGCTGCTTCTTTGTAGTATTGACGAAGCGTTAATTGGTTTCTTTGAAGAGCTTTTCCAAATCTTTCTACGTCACTTGTAAGGTCAACAATTTGAGCATTAAAGCCACCAATATTTCCAAGGCTGGACATGAAAGAACCTGCACGAGCATTTCTTACCTTATTGGCTTCATTATCAAGAGACTTGAAAGCAGCATTAAGTACAGTAATGTCTTTTACAAGAGATCTGATTTGTGTTTGGGCAGGACCAAAGTTTGCATCATAACTAAATTGAGACCTAACGTCTGACACTAACTTTCACCTATCAATGAGTATGACATTCCAACGTCTGAGGTAAAACCATATTTCATGGCTCTTGCTGCCTCATCGCTACCTGTCAATTTCTTCATTGCCCTCGCTTGAATTTCTTGGTAAGATACTGGAGCATCACTTCCAGAACTTCCAGAAGAACTTTCGTCAAGTTTAACTCCCTGCAATGCAGCAAAAAACTTTTGACTTCGTTCGTCTTTCTTATAAATAGCCTCAAGTGTTGCCACAAGTTCAGGCATAGAAAGAGAACTTTCTAGTTCTTCATAATCCTTCCAGTGACCTAAAAGGAAAACTTCTGATTCTAGAGCAGCTAGGTCTAGTTCTGACCAACTAGTTCCTGAGCTGCTGCTAGCAGGTTTGGGTCGTTCAACCTAATGTCTGCTGCTACCTCTAGAATTTTATACATTGTCTGAAGGTCCAAAGCATCTTCTAGCTTTTCTGGATCATCTGCCAATACTGGATGGTACTGCTTAAATGCAATCTTTGTGCATTCTAGCAAAACACTAAGAAATTCATCTTCTGTTTCTGCTGAAGTTGCAGTTGCCCATACCTTCATTACTTCTCTTAAGTTTTTAATATTTAATGGTTTGATTGTTACTTCGGTACCGTCTAGTAATTCTAGGTCAATACTTTCATAAATTTTTGTTGCCACAATTTCCTCCTGTGTGATTCCTTTTAATTATATAGTATTTCTCATACAAATGGAATAAGGTGGGTCCTAAGACCCACCTTAAACCTATTAAATTATAACTTAGGTTAAACCTGACCGTATACACGGTCAATTACCTTACCATAAGTCTGATTGCCATCAGGGGCATTGTACTCTGATTCAGAGGCAGGGAGAAGACGGAAAGATACAGGGAATACTGTAGCTTCATTTCTTCTAATACCAACTGTAACAGTTTCCATGGAAAGGGCTCGGTATCCAACGTAAAGACGCTCTACCTTCTTTCCAGCTGAAATACCACCTGCTGCGACCTTTGAATCTGGTCCAGGACCAACTACAAGAACTGATCTTTCTACTGGGGAGTATCCAAGAGCACCACCATTTAGGAAGACTGTTTCTTGAGCACCGTTTATGTTAGCAGATCCACCTGTTTTATCACCGTCTTTGCCACCAATGGTAACAAGAAAGTTTTCTAGAGTTGCTTCTGTGAATGTTGTGTTCAACATAACACGCTGACCTTGCTTGAAGATCTTTGCTACGTCAAGAAGCTGATCTACCTGTACTTCACCGTAATCTGGTTCAAAGGACATTTCTGCACCTTCTGAAGTATAGCCAACGTGTCTCCACTTTGTATCATCAACCTTGGAAGGATCTGTGAAAGTATTTCCATTTACATCCGAAGCCAATGTGTTTGGTGACTTTGCGATATCTGTTTCGTCATAGATTACGCCAGCATCTTTACCAATGTAAAGGACACCAGCACCTACGATAATATTTTTTGCACTATAAGACATTTATTTATTTACACCTCCTGCCAAAATAAATTTTTTTAGCTTTTCAGCGTTTCCTCAAGATAATAGTACCATGATCATACTTATGATTTAGTGTACTCATATGTAAGGATAAGGCTGGAAATTTTTCTGTCATCTTCTGCTCTGTCCCCAAGAAAGTCTAAATCTGGACTTTCCTGATCTGCTCTAATATACTTAAATCTAATGTTATTGCTAGCTTGTGATGAATTGTTAATTGCTTGGGCAGATTCGTCAAATTTCTTTACTAAGTCAAAAATGTAGTTTTTTACATACTGAATATTGGCAATATCCTGTTGTTGTTCGGAGCTTGTTACAAAATAGAAGATAGTTTGTGCTTTTTCAAGTGCCCACATTGTTCCTTTTATTGGGGGATAAATTGTGTCGTAAATGATGTAGGTAGATGGATACAGTGTATTTGGATTTGCTACTCTAAGGTCAGCAACCATTTGGTCCATGCTTTTTCCAGCTTCTAAGAATAATATTCTTGAACCGTCAGTAATCCCGTTAGGAAGTGAGGTATTAAATGCTTTTACGTTCCAAACACCATGTATTTCTTGGGTTCCAGCAATTGCCTTGTTGTAAAGATATTTATTAATAATATGAATTGGAAGCTCTAATGCCATTACCTTGACCTCTTAGAAATTTTTCCTGCAGATGCTGCTGCTTGCATAGCCATACCTGAAATTGTACCACTAGAAATCTTACGAAGTACTAGTTTTGTTTCTGATAATATTGCTCTTTCTATTCTTTCATAAAATCCAAGATCAATAAGCACATCATTTGCCCTAGATGACATAAATTGATTAAAGGTTTCAGTAAAGGAGTTTTGTACTGCTACGCCTCCAGGATTTGCAACATAGCTTTGCTTTGAAAACACAAGCTCTCCGTCAACCTCAAATACTAGGGACTTTGCTCTTTTTGGAGTAATTGTTACTGGAGTTCCAGACTCCATAATGAATGCTTTAGATTTAAAGACTTGACCGCTTTCACCAGGAATTTTTGATGGCAAAAAAGTATATTGTAAAACTGCTTTATTTTTATCAGAAGTTACGTTTGACTTAAATAGTCTTGCTCTTGGATCTCCAGATTGACCAGGCTCATATATGTGATGATATTTAGTTGGATTTACTCTTGCTAAGTGATCTATATAAGACTCAAAATACTTGGATATGTGTCGTAGCCCATACTCTTGTATTCTTACCTTTTCTTCATTAGAAAGTCTATTTATTAACTCTGCTTGAAAGTGTGCAGTTGCTGCAATTTTTTGAGGCAGCTCTCCAGTTCTAATAGATTTAAACTTTGTTTTTTTTGTTAATGAAGCAATTTTTGTGGAATCAATTCTAGACATTTAAACTCCATTTAACTTTTGAACTTCTGGTCTCATTAAAATTGTTTCATATTCAACAATGTGTCCACGATGATCTGCTATTGGGGTGCTTCCACGAGGCTCAAATATGGTTGAACCATTAACTCCAGTTGAAGGACTTTCTTTCCAAATAACAAGACCATCAGAGTTTTTAATGTTTGCTACTTTTACTGTAGAGTCTAAAGTTACTCCAGCCCTTACTTTTACTAAACTATTTGTTACTTTTAAAAACTCATCAATATTTACTGTGGTTGAGTTATCTCCAAGACCAGCCCTAACAATTCCTCTTGCAAGACACGGAATAGTTTGATTAAAAACCCAAGTTCTTGTAATAGATCCAGTAGTTGAGTTTTGTGAAATAGATGCTACATAAATGTCTGCGGTCATTGTATATGCTGATTTAGCGACACATGTCATTTAAATCACCAGCATATTAAAGTTCTTGTAAGGTGCAATTAATGAGTCAACTGCTAGGTTTCCAGTTCCAGAATAAATGTTTGGATTGTACTCTAAATCAAATGCATCGTTCTTTACAGACTTTAGTCCCGTATTTCTATAATTCCAGTCTCCACAACGCATATCTTCTACAAGCATAATGGTTGCTTCTTTAATTGCAAGAGGTACAAATTTCCATCCATATTCTCCACGAACTGTATAAAGACTGTTTTTTTCAAATCCACGCTCATTAGCAAGAACTGTTGGTTCTGCCCACTCAAATAAGTTGGCTCCTTCTTCAATGACTTTTAGTCTTGTTTTGCTTTCTGCAATTGCAACTGGTCTAAAAAATAGATTAATTGCAGGATCTTCTGTGGAATCAAAAACAACTTGGTCATCCTTTACTACCTTATCAAACGACTCAGTTCTTTTTCTTAGATCTAGAACATCACTTCCTTGACCATATGCCTGGATTGATTCATAGGTAAATCCAAACTGATCACTAACTTTAGAGTCAATGATAAATCTAGCTCTTCTCTCTAAGGCTTCTAATTGTGTTTCTTGACCAGTTATACCAAGTGCAGCCTGAATGTCTGTTACAGTTGCGTATGGTCTCACCAAAGAGGCATATAGTGTATCTTCTGTAAAAGAAGCTTGGTCAATCACCTGAAGATTAAGTTGAATTTTTCTATTGTATTTTACAACATCATATGGTAGTGTGA